GGTAGTAGCAGTAATCTCGTTTTTCACCGGTCTTACGATTGATAATTGACCGACAGCCAGTACCGGCCAGAATCTGTCCACATTCCGGGCAGCGGATCATCCCAGTGAAATAATAGATTCGTCCGGATGGTGTATTTTTAATGTTCTTTTTGCTGATTTTCTGCAAACGTGCCCATCGTACTTCAGAAACATAGGAAGGACAATATGGGATTCCTCGGTACGTTCCTTTGTAAAACTCGCTTGAGAGCATGGTACGAAGGCAACTGTAAGAAAAGGAAGGATCGTAATGGCTTTGTATGTAACGCAGCGTAGCTTGTTTTCCCTGATGTTTTTCAAAGTAATCAAAGAAAGCGTTCACTAGCTCTTCCTGATCAGGATCTTTCACCATGCATTTTTGGCCGTTTACCACACCGATCTTATATCCTCTTGGCATATTGGCCTCTCCAAAGATGACCTTCTTCTGACGGATCGAAGCTTCATTTACAAATTTGATACGCTCAGAAGTCGTATCGACTTCATTTTGTCCGATCGACAGTACGACATTCAACTGTAGACGACCGTCACGGGTTTCCATATTGATTCCTGGTTCAGATGCAGAAATCCAGTAAACCTTATATTCATCTAGGATGTCCTGTACCTTGTAGAAATCGGACATGTTACGGAACCAGCGATCCAGACGCCAGAAGAGGATTACATCAATTTTACCAGCTTTGACATCCTCCAGGAGGGCATGAATCGCTTTCCGCTTTTTCAGCTCTTTCCTGGCTGTCTTACCTTCATCTGCATAGACTCCGACAGGAATCATCCCATGATCCTTTGCATAAGAAGTGAGATAATCTTTTTGAGCCTCAAGTGATTTTCCATGTACGAGCTGCTCTGATGTGGATACACGAATGTAAATAGCGCAGCGTTTGATTTTTTCAGACACGGTATCATCTCCTTTATGTAATTGTATAATAATAACAGCCAAAACAGAACAAAAGTTCTGGATTGTAAGGCTGTTCCGAAGATGATACAATATTATCGATCAAAGTACTTGCATATCTTCGGATATGTATTAAGCCGTCCTGGTGTTGGTAGCGCCGGGGCGGTTTTTCTTTAACGTAAAAGACCCCGTATTGCTACGAGGTCTTCACATAATAAACTTATATCTTCTTTGATGCCCCTAGGGCGATATTTAGAAAAGAGTTCTCTTTTCTGTTAGTTTATTATAGTTCATATTATGCCCGTAGTCAATAAAAATATTCTAGTTTTTTATAATAAATTATCAGAAGATATATAAATCTTGCACTTTTTGATTGATTTTTTTCATGTTGTCTTCTGATAAAGAAATGCCAGCAAGAACGCCTTTCAAGTTTCTTGGATCAAAAATTCGCATTTTACTAATGGTGGTAATTTGATTTACAAGAGCAACACTTCCTTCTTTCATTCTAGAAATTTCAAGTCCTATTTTTTCAAGATAGTCTTGTTGTTCTTTATTATGCTGACTTTTTTCTTCCCAAATGGCTTGAAGTTTTTTTGCAGTTTCTAGATGACCTTTTGCAATTAGAAGCTTTTGATCGAACTCATCTGATTCCTTATCGCATTGTTCTAGTTCCTCAACGGATTTTCTGGAAAGAGCCAACATAGAGTCAAAAAGTGAAAGAGTTTCTTCGATTTCTTGCTGCTCTTCTTTCAATGCTTTATCAATAGTATCGTATTTTAATTTTAATAGACGATAAATATCATTTCCAAGATTAACACTGTTTGAGTGGAGAGTACGATTTTCTCTGGCTGATGTAAGTGGAATCACTGTAACTACAGGAGAATTATGCGCATTTTTATTATCAAGAACGACTCCGTAATGTAAACCACCATATTCACTTCCGATATTAAAACCAAATTGTATTTTGACAATGTTTCCGCGTTTATACGCTATGTTACGAGTAGGTTCAAATTTCTCTTCAAAATTAATCAGCCGAACATAATCTTTTATCCAATACGACAATAGATTGGCTTTTTTTAAATGATTTCCTGCTGGATCGTTGATAAATCCTTCCAGCATCATATTCAGAGACTTGATAGCTTCTTTTTTATTTTGGATAATGTCATCTTTTGTGTATTCTTTTGACACATGACCATCTCCTTTCTTTTGTTTCCCGACAACTATGAAGTAGCGCCGGAGCGGTTTTTTTATAAAGTATCTGAAATACAGATTTTCAAATCCTCAAAGATTCCGACTTGTATCGTATCGGAAAAGGTATACTCTGACGTATCCTCTGATTCAAAATTGTAAACTGTAACCCTGTCTTTTTCAGGGTCTACAATCCAATATTCCCGTACTTTAGCCGTACGGTATTTGAAAAGCTTCGTGTAGTAGTCCATGCGTCGGCTTCCAGGTGATACAATTTCTATGATCCAGTCCGGCGCACCGTTACAGCCCTTATCTGTAAGCTTATCAGGAGAACAAATCACGCTTATATCCGGTTCTACGTATGTTTTATCATTTTCGTTCAGAAAAACAGCAAACGGGGCAATATATGGCTTACAGGAACCACCTTTTTTCTTGATGTATTCTCGTATTACTCCAGCAAGCTCCAATAAGAATTCCTGATGTTTACGGCTTGGCGGCGCCATATAGTAAATATTGCCGTCAATCAGTTCTGCCCGTTCCCCCTCTGGAAGTGCATAGATATCATCAATAGTAAAATGGCTTTCTTTTGGTAATGGCATAGTGCGACACATCCTTTCTAAATATGAGTATTACCCTGATTGTATATACTATTGCCGATAAACAGCTTTGTATTTTATAAAAGATAAGTTATTCAGCCGGGTGGAACTCTGGCATCTCTTTAAGACTGCTAGGGCGTGATAGCTACCTGTTCTATCCTTAAAATAACTTACCTTTATATCTCTGAAATTAGTGGCAAACTTTACAAGGTCTGGATTTTCCGCTTTCCGAAATAGAACCACTATATATATTCTTTGAGCGGCTTAAACTTGGACAATTTGGAGTTGAATGATAAACATCACCACTTGCCACCCAATATACAGTCTCTCCAGTTTGAACTTGCTGTTGAGAAGATGTTTGATTTTGAGTTTCCTGTTCGGCTTGGATGCGAGCCTCTTCTTCTGCTTTTTGTTTTGCCTCTTGCTCGGCTTGGATGCGAGCCTCTTCTTCTGCTTTTTGTTTTGCCTCTTGCTCGGCTTGGATGCGAGCTTCTTCTTCGGCCTTTTGCTTTGCCTCTTGTTCGGCTTGTTTTCGTTTGGCTTCTTTGTCAGGATCGGTAACGGTTATTTTTTCTTTATTACTTTTTATTGAATCATTTGCAATCAAGTAGATATCAGCGCTTCCCTCATTTTTAAAAGTCAATATGGCTTTGCCGTTTTTGTATTTGACAGATGCAATATCATTATCTGATATATCCAAAGAGGAAATATTCGCATCTTTTGGAGAGAGATCTAAAGTAATAGACGCCTTTTCTGTAATTGCAAAATCCTTTTTATCCAAACTTATATGTAATTTTTCCAAGTCTGGGGTAGAGGGTAAATTTATACATAAAATAAGAGATACCAATGTTATACATCCTGAAATCAAAATGTGTTTTCGCTTTTTCTTTTTATCAGGATTCTTTCGAATAGCAAAAAATATAGTAATAAAGATTCCTGGTAGCCATAAAATTGGTGACAAAATAATCGCTGCAAGAATTAATATAAAATACAGAAGATATACTAAGCAACCTTTATTTTTCTTGTCATCATTGTCAGGAAAATTAGAATCTGCCTGTGGAGTACTGGATGTAGAGTGGGAAGTAGAAGATGTTTTACTTCCGGATGTTTCTACATAACTGATTCCAGTCCCGGGAATTCCAATACTTTTGGTGCGTTTCCCTTTTGAATTGATCGTGTAATGGGCACCACGAGTTCCAAACGTAATACTGGTGCTTTTTTTGTTAAGATTCAGCTTTACGCCAGGAGCAATTTTAAAACTTTTTCTAAATCTTAATGCCATTTTTCCTCCCTTTCCCCTTACATTGAGTAAACCCATTTATATAATCGCTTATGCGGTTATACCTTTTCCATGACTGCCAGATATATGTATCCCGTCCTGGTGTTGGCGCGCCGGGGGCGGTTTTTTATCACAAACCAAGTATTTGCTTCTTTTTTGCATCAAATTCTTCTTGCGTTATAATACCCTGATCTAAGAGATTTTTATATTTCATAATTTCATCAGCACCAGAAGGCTGATTGGCGGATCCGAAATCTACATCATTGGATGATTGGAACATACCTTTCTTGTATTCTTCTGATGCGTGTGTCAAAGAGTCAAAAAATGGAGTCAAACAATTTTTGTCAATGTTATCGATTTTTATAGAAGTTGCTCCATCCTGTATAGTGACGGAACCCAATAATAATCCGCGTTTCTGATATACGCTGTTGATTTTATCTAATGGTATTTCCCTTTGTTTTAGTCCATATATCATACCCTTGTCCAAACATATCAACCTCTTCGGAGTGAGGGTAATAATCCAGGTATTTCCGTCTAAATAGCCAGAAATAACAGCAAGCACATGCTCGTCTGGACCCAAAATCTCCGGAAGATAAGCAATTTCTTTTTTTGTGAAGAATTGATTATACACTGGTATTGATTTCAATTCATTCATTACATCATCTTTGTTTCTCATTTTTATACCCCTTTCTTCTTGAGCGATATGCAACATCGCAAATGTTATAAAAATCGAACAAATGTTCGAAAAAGACTTTAAAAATTATTCTTAAAGTGTTATCCTAAATCTAAGGAATTTCGATCAGTGTTTTTGCAGTCTGGAGGGTGACATGAACAAAGAGGAATACAAACAACACATAATTGATACAGTTAAACAAATTGATGATATCAAATATTTAAACCGTATACTTAATTATGTAATGAAGTATCTTACAAGGTCGGGGAAATAGTTCCCCGGCTTTCTTTATTGAAAAATGCTCTTTATGTACTCTTTGATCACTGCCCTCTGGCTGTCGCTTAGTTTTAAATAGTTTTCAATAATCTTTTTGTCTATATCATCTAGCTTAAAATCTTCTGCAAGCTCCTCAACTACGCTTTCGGGTGTGGATGTAAACATATCTCCTTTGCCTTCGGTGAGCCATAGATAATTTACGTTATATTCTCGGCATATTGATTTCGCCATTTGTTCTGTCATAGAACGTTCTTCTTTTTCAATTCTAGAAATAGCAGTTTTGGTTACCCCGAGAGGTTCGCCAAACTTTTCTAAAGTTAAACCGAGTTTTTTTCTCAATTCTAATAATCTATTCCCGTAAGACATTTTATAGCGTCCTCCTTTCTGCTTTAAGTATAAAGGATTGAAAATATAAAGTCAATAAAAAAAGTTACCAAAGGCAACAAAAAATAGTTGACAAAATAACCATAGTATACTATAGTGTAACCACAGGAAACAGAGCGGAGGTGAGAAATTGAAAAATACAAGAAACAAATTAAATAACAAACGGCAGGACGCGAAAGAACTCATTAAATTAATCGAGAGACTTCCGGAAAATAAAAAGGCGGAAGTGCTGGGGATCATTAGAGGATATTCGCTCTGCGCAGAAAACGAAGAAAGAGAAAAAGAAGAAGTGAAGATGAAATAGAAAGGTGGTGATGAAGAATGAGAATATTAAAAACAATATTGCGTGAGCTGATTCAAATAAGAAAAGAGCTCCAAGCTATTCGGAGTAACTTGGAGCTCAGCTCAAAATCAATTATTGAACGGTCAAAAGGAAAAATTAGGGTTGAATTACGGAAATAGTTCCATCCCCGTTATCCGAAAGTTCCCAATTAGTCCGTATGATGGTTTTGCCAGTATACTGTTCCATTTCGATTATAAATCCATTGGGATAAGTAGAACGGCGGTGTATGCAATCTGGGGAATGCTTTAAGGTTTCGTGCTTAACATCATCATGAATATTGCTACAAAAACCATCTGTAAGGATCTTTTTGTCAGAATCCTCTGGGGTAAAAACATATTCAAACATACCAGTAGTCTCCTTTCTTTATATACTCGGCATGGCAGTGCCTGTATTTCAAGTATAGGAGATACGAGAAGAAAAAGCAATTTGTTAAATGATTTATTTCTGGCAGAGGAGAAGGAGGTGGAAGCATGAAGAAGGGTAAAGAAGAAAAGAAACCGTCAAAGATAACGGTTTCGGATGTGGCTCTGGTATTAGCGATATTAAACTTTTTATTTGTTCTTTCTGGAATCATTTTAGAATAGGCCGAGCCTATCGCAAATTTCCATAATAAAAGTAAGAACAGAAACAGTAACAGCGATCCAGCCTTTGATGTCGGCTTTCTTAGCTTTTTTGATAGCAAGAGATGAGAGCGTTTCGGAAGCTTTGGCATGAGTCTCGGATGACTTAGCGATGCTTTCGGAAGAATTGGCAAGCCTTTCGGCTATTTGAGAGCGTTCCTCTGATGATTTGGCAAGTTTTTCGGCTGAAGAAGCAAGTTCCTTTACGGGATCTAATTCTTTCCTGATAGAAGAGAGAATTGAGTATTCAGGGGTAAATTTATAAGGCATGATATCCGTCCTTTCATTAATTGATAAGAAAATTATACCAGAGAAAAAGGAAAAAGAACAGGAGTTAAGGATAATGCAACCCGGACAATCCGTGAGGAATAGATTTTAGAGAGGTGATGATATGGATATGGAAAAGGTCATTGAAGTATTAATCAGCCTTCTTGAAGAACAGGAGGGTGTAGAAATCAAATACGAAATTGAGAAAACCGCTTAGGCGGTCAACCAGATGGACAAGCAGGAAGGGGATGAGGTTATGTATACATACCGCGGTCATACAGGGTTTTGGCGTTGATTGAGGTACAGGATGATGAATAGGCAAAGAGGGAGGTGAAAACGTGTATATACACCAAGCAACAAAAAAAGCAGTTAAAGAAAATAAAATGATGTATCGAAAAAATGTAATGCAGATACACGGAAAAATTATAATTGGGATACTTCCGACAGACTCATATGTGACGTGCCTTATTGCAAAAATAAAAGATGGCAAGGTTGTAGATATAATGAGTCACTGGAATCCAACAAGAGACGATTTGGTGGCAAAGGATTGGGAATTGATGGACCGGCCACTTCAGAAAGAGTGGCCGGAAGATAAACTAAATCGTTTTGAAATATTCAATACATAAAGGTAGTAAGGCGATTTCGTATATCTGCCCACTTGAATAAACCACTTTGATATATCCGAGGCTCTCAAGAGAAGCAAGGGAATCTCTCAATTCTTGGGTATCCTTTGTGAATGACAAAAAAGACTCAATATTTACATAGTCATCGGAAGAAAAGTTCTTCAAATTTTTTAACAATTTTTTATCCATATGAGGTCTCCTTTCTTTGTACTCGGCATGGCAGTGCCTGTATCTAAAGTATAGGAGATCGGATGGAGGATGACAAGAGATTAAAAGAGAAGGAGGAATAAAGCGTGAACATAACATCCATGCGAATCTTACACGGAAACGCAATCGCAACAATACCCCAGTTGGCGGAGCAGTTCCATATCTGCGACCGGACGGTCAGAACGATCGTCCGCGAAATGGAAGATCAGAAAGACCGATATGGAAATTACGGGATTTTAAGCGATGGAAACTTGAAACGGGTCAACATCCTGGCATTTACGGATTACTACAACTACAGGGATATGCTCAAGTCCAAAAACGGAAAGAAGCACGTCCCGCCGTATAATCCACAGGAGATTGCTAAAGCGATGGGGTTTTATATGGAGATTATGGTGTAAATGAACCGGAGAAAGGAAAGTGAAGAGGGAGGTGATAACGATGCATCGAAGAAAACTGCGGAAATACCGGATCTTGAAAGACATCTGTGCAGTGGTCGGGGGAATTGCCGTACTGGTGATGGCCGGATCCGCTGACAGTTAT